AAGGTTGATCAAGGATATAATAAATCAAATAGATATGATAAATTATCTGTAATGCAAGATATGTTACGTGGACGTAAAGAGGTGCAAGTGTATAAGAAGTTAATTGTACCCGATTACCTTACTGTATCATACTCAGTAATAGTATATACAGAATTTTTAACACAGATGAATACTTTAATCGAAGCTATAAGCTACAATGAAGGTAGTTACTGGGGTGATAAAAATAAATTTCTGGTACGAACAAAGGTTGATGACTTCCCGAGTGTTGTAGAAGGTAATGTTGGAGAAGATAGGATAGTAAAATCAGAGTTTCAGATAACAATTAACGGACATATTATACCTAAAAGTATACAGACTCAAGCAGCATTAGGTAGTGCAAAAACTTTAACAAAAGCGCAAATTGTACTGAATGAACATACAGTTACAGATATTAATAATGCTGGAATAGATCCAGCTACACAAACTCAATAGGGAGATAGGTTATGACGGAGAGTCAAGCAATAACAATAGAAGAGAAGGATCAACTAGCAAGTATAAAATCAGCAGAAGATCAAACAGTAATAAGTTTAGGTGCATGTGAGTATTCACTAAGTAAGTTAAACAAGCAAAAAGAAGAAACAATAATAAGAATTGCAACAATTCAAAAAGAAAAAACAAAATTATTTAAACAATTACAAGATAAATACGGTCAAGGTGAAATAAACATTGACACTGGTGAATTTACTCCATCAAAGTAACCTTTGAACCTGTTGCCGTATATTTATATAAGAATAAGATTGTAATTATCGATAATCAAGGAGAAATTAAATGGCTGAAAAAATAGTTAGTGCTGGAGTCTTTACAAGGGAAAATGATTTATCATTTCTTCCAGCTGGAATCGGAGCTATAGGAGCTGCTGTAGTTGGACCAACAGTAAAAGGACCTGCAGGAATACCTACATTAGTAACATCATACGGAGAGTATGTTGAAAAATTTGGTAATACATTTACCAGTGGTAGTGATAGCTACCAATTTTTATCATCCCACATGGCAGAGAGATATCTGCAATTTGGTGGTGCACTAACGGTAGTTAGAGTAACTGGAGATAATCCTGCAACAGCAGAAGCAAAAATATCAACAGGATCAGCAACTACCCCTGCAGATGGGCTTATTACAGCACCGACATTCGACGCAATTATGGCGTCTGCAAATAACCAGTTAGATAGACATTGTGCATTCTCTTTACACACCTTATCACATGGTTTAGTAATGAATTCTACAGGTTCAGAGGGTACAAACAATCTACTAGTTAACGGTTCAGCAGATAACTTAAGATGGGAAGTAACAGGCGTTAATAATTCAACTGGTACATTTACGGTATTAATTAGAAAAGGTAACGATACACATGCTAACAAGCAGGTATTAGAGACATGGAATGGTGTATCATTAGATCCAAAAGCAACAAATTACATAGGTAAGATTATTGGTGATTCTGTGAACACAGTGAGAGGTACAGCTTCCGATCCTTATATTCAATCAAGTGGATCATATAAAACTAACTCATCATATGTAAGAGTTGAAGTTCACAATAAAACAGTTGACTTTTTAGATGATAATGGTAACATTAGAGTATCTGCAGCTTCATCATCTCTACCGCTACAAGGATCAGGTTCCTTTGCCGGTGGTAGCAATGGACAGCATATTGTTGGTGGTGGAATAGGAGATAATACATATGAGCTAGGTACTGCTTCAAATGTACAAGGACTAAACTACGGTGATATTACAAATACAGCGGGTGGTGCAAATGTTGCTAAAGCATTAACACTACTGTCTAATCAAGATTTTTACGATATTAACATGATTGTTGTACCAGGTGCAAATCAAAAAGATCATGCTGGTGTTATTGATAAAGCGATTAAAACATGTGAATCGAGAGGTGATTGTTTTACTATTGTTGATCCTGTAGGATATGGGCAAACAGTAACAGTAGCAGCAAATGAAGCTCCAGATTATAATTCAAGTTATGCAGCAATGTATTGGCCTTGGGTAGAGGTAGCAGATAATCAATTAGGTAAAAATGTATGGGTTCCACCTTCAGTGGTAATGCCCGGCGTGTTAGCTTACAATGATTCAGTTGCTGCTGAGTGGTATGCTCCTGCAGGATTAAATAGAGGTGGTATTTCAGCAATAAAAGCAGAAAGAAATCTTACACATACTAATAGAGACACTCTTTATGAAGCAAGAGTAAATCCAATTGCAACATTTCCTGGAATAGGAGTATGTGCATGGGGTCAGAAAACTCTACAGAAAAGAGCATCAGCTCTAGATAGAATTAATGTACGAAGATTGTTAATCAACCTTAAAAAGTTTATTGCTTCAACAACAAAGTACTTAGTATTTGAACAAAATACATTACAAACAAGAAATAGATTTTTAGCAACTGTAATACCATACATGGAATCAGTACAAAACAATCAAGGTCTGTATGCTTTTAGAGTGGTGATGGATGAATCAAATAATACACCGGATGTTGTTGATAGAAATATCATGAAAGGTGATATATTTATCCAACCAGCAAAAGCTGCAGAATTTATTATTGTTGACTTTAATATTATGCCAACCGGTGCAACTTTTAATGATTAACGATATTTATATTAAATAGGAGACAGAAAATGCCAGATTATTCAAATTTAGACCAATACACACCGGAAGAGTTTTTTCAACCGGACTCATACGTAGATGCATTTATGCCAAAAACAGCTAATAGGTTTGTTTTGACAATGAACGGCATAGATTCATACTTAGTAAAGAAAGTAACAAGACCAGGAATTACGTTTGGGGACATAGTAATAGATCATGTAAATTACAAAAGAAAGTTACAAGGTAAAGCTGAATGGGGTGATGTTACAATGACATTATACGATCCAATTATACCTTCAGGAGCTCAACAAGTAATGGAATGGGTTAGATTAGGGTATGAATCAACAACAGGTAAAGCAGGGTATCCTTCTTCATATAAGCAAGATGTAACTATAATAGGTTTAGGTCCTGACGGAGGGGTTGCAGAACAATGGACATTAAAAGGTGCATTTCCGAGCTCTGTTGAGATGGGTGAATATGATTGGTCCAATGATCAACCATTAGAAGTATCTGTAACATGTAAGTATGATTATGCAGTATTAGATCAATAGGAGTATTAAGTAATGGGAATGAATAACACATCATTAAAGGTAATTAGAGGTCAAGTAACTGCATCTCAAACTTCTGCAATGGCTGGGTCTTTTGCAAAAGAAGTTAATGATTTTATAAAAACTATTAAAGGTCCACAAGCTGTATCTACAGTGAATGAAGACTCTGGATCAATGGGATATGTATTAGATATTGATTATGTGAAAGATATGACAGGAACAAACTTCACAGCATTTATATTAATATCAGGATCACTTCCATAATATTAGTTTATATAATTACTGTAATATATAATAGAAAAAGCCTCGTAAAAATACAAGGCTTTTTTTAGTTCTGTATATTTATTATAGAACAAACAATAAGGAGTTATACTATGACAAAAAAGCCGTTATCAGACGCTGACATTAAAGCAAAATTAATTGCTAAAGCTGCAGCAAATCAACCAAAAGATTCATTATTTCCAACTGAAATTGTACCACTACCATCAAGAGGATTAGTATATCCTACAGATCACCCATTATCTAGTGGTCAAGTAGAGGTGAAGTATATGACAGCCAAGGAAGAAGATATATTAACAAATACAAACTTACTAAAAACAGGTAGAGCTCTCGATGCTTTGTATGCCTCGTTAATTGTCGGTAATGGTGAAGGTGAAATGGTATCTCTAGAAGATATGATTGTTGGAGATAAGAGTGCACTAATGTTAGCAACACGAATATTAGGATACGGAGCAGAATATCCTATTACAGTATTAGATGATGCAGCTAACGAATTCGAACATACCGTTGACCTTAATACGCTTAAAATAAAGAAAGTTGACTACTCTGTATATAAGAATACGAGAGAGTTAGACTACACGTTACCAGTTGCTAAATCTGTTGTAACATTTAAGTTAAAAAATTCTAAAGAAGAGAATGCGTTAACCAAAGTAATTGCACAAATGGCAAAAGCTGGTAAGCATGCAGGTATAACAACCGGGTTAAAGCACTCAATTGTTGCCATCGATGGTGATAGGGATGCAAAAGCAATATCTGATTTCATCGATACTAAATTAATTGCTAGAGATAGTCTACAGTTACGATTGTACATGGCACAGATAACACCAGACTATGATTTAACTATTAGTATAGATCGCCCTGATAAGGGAGTTGTGAAAGAGTTACAATTACCCATTGACACAGACTTTTTTTGGCCTAGGTCCTAACTATAGGGCCAATCTGTATAAAGAGATATATTATCTCATGAAACATCTTAGTGGTGGTATGACTCATAATGAAATATGGGCTCTACCTATAAGTGCTAGACGGCTCTACCTAAGAATGGTGACAGACGATATTAAAGCAACAGCTGCAGCTAGAGAAGATGCACAAAAATCTAGTAAAAAACAGCAAGC